AATCAACAACAATAACAACAAGACCTAAACCATTGAGTGCCGAACCAGATGATGAGTTTGGATTTTCAGAAACAATAACTACTGGTCGTACATTTTAATGAATAAATTGAACCAAACATTATCAGAGGTTCTTGATGTTGAACCTATTGATTATCAAACAACAGAAATTGTTCAAGTAAAAACACCTGTTGAAGATGATGCTGAATTTGCACGAGCAAATATTCGTGATTTAATTTCAAAAGGTAATAGTGCAATTGACAATCTACTTCAAGTTGCCAATGCATCAGAACATCCAAGAGCATATGAAGTTGCCGCAGGACTGATTAAAAATCTTGGTGATTTAAACAAAGACTTATTGGAAATTCAAAAACGCAAAAGAGATTTGGATCCAACTCAATCAAAAGGCAACTCAACTACAAATATAGATAAAGCCGTATTTGTTGGATCAACAACTGAACTGGTTAAGTTTTTAAAGAACAATAAATAGGATTACTATGGAACAACTCATACAACAACTTAAAGTAATTTTAGGTACAAACTTTGCTTTGTATCTAAAGGCACACAACTATCATTGGAATATTGAAGGTCCTAATTTTCCACAATACCATGATTTCTTAAATGGTTTTTATACTGAAGTATTTGCACAAACTGATTTGATTGCAGAACATGTGAGATATTTGGATTCTTATGTGCCAGGTTCTATGGAAAGATTTTTAGAATTGGCAGATATTGAAGAAGCAGTAGATATTATTCCAACCGCAATGGAAATGATTACACAATTAAAATTGGACAATGACCGTTATATCATACACCTTCGTGCAGGTGTTGCGGCCGCTGAACAAGCAAATGAGCCAGCAGTAAGTAATTTCTTACAAGAACTTCTTGGTGCTCATCAAAAGAAATCATGGATGTTAAGAAGTATTATTAAATAATATGATAGATGCTGGTGGATATCTTGGAAATTCGAACTTAAAAAAACTTGGTGTAGAAATATCCTACACCGAGGAACA